TTTGATATAACAGGAGGGTCGATTAGTGGCTGTGACATTACTATTGGTGAAGGAAAAACTCTAGAATTAAGAGAAGCTTCAGCAGTTAATCTTTCAACAGCATTAGCTAGATCAATAGTATCAGCAGCAGACGGAGCAGCTATAGATAATTGTATTATTGGGGGCACAACAGCAGCAGCAGGTACATTCACAAATTTAACAGCTACTGGCAATTCAGTATTAGGTAATGCCTCTACAGACACACATACAATAACTGGTAATATAACAGCTTCAGGAGCTATAAGTTCAAGTGGAGCAATAACATCGGGTGATGGATCAGGAAATGAATTTACAGTAAGACCTAATTTATATTTCTTTGCAACAAACACATCAGCCACAGTGGAAGGTAATGACGCTGAAGGTTCGCTTCCAGCAACAAACACAACAACCGTTACCCTTACTCAAGAACAAAATAGCCATACTGGAGTATTTAGTTTATCTAGTAATAGACTAACTATATCTAGAGCAGGTTTATATAAAATGAGTTTTAATATGACAACAGAATTAAATAATGGTTCAGGTAGAGCTGAATCATTTGTAGGATTAGTTCAAGAAACTAGTGGAGGAACTGTTTCTTTAGTTGATGGTACAGAAGGAAGAGGCTACCATAGATTTGTTGCAGGAGGTTCTGCTGCAGCGTCTGGTCAGTCTTATTCAGCAAATGTTATTGTAGATGTAGCTGCAAATTCAATATATGATTTACGTTTCGGATTACATAATATAGATATAGCAGGTCAAAAATTAAGAACAATAGATGAAGGAACATCATTTCTTGTTGAAGCTATAACGTAGAATAAGCGTGTTAAATAATGAATAGCTTAATATTTATATAATAAAATCTGATATTTATATATGGCACAAATTGTAACAAAAATAAAATGGAATGAAGCAGATATTCTTTGGAACAACAACCCTTTTACGTGGGATGAAGTTGAACTAATAGAGGAAATAGCGGAAGAACTAGAAGTAGCCACGACCGGTGGAGTACCAAAGTCTAAAGTAATACAAGATCTGCCAGATGAAAAGAAAGAAAAACTTATTCACCTTATCATGAGAAGAAAAGGTATTAAGGTATACGATAAAAAGAAGAAGGTAAAAGACGTAAAAATAAATGTAGAAGACGTCGAATTACTAATAAAAGAGGTAAAGGCCTTTGTAATGGCGGAGAACATTGATGTATAAATTATTTACAGATAAGACAGAAATTTTTGAATGCGACATTAACATAACAGGAGCTAGCCTCACAAATACAAACGCCAGACTTGTAGTGGAGACTCCAGATCTAAATTTATTATTTAAAGGAGCCGTTGATTCTAATGGTAAGTGTACAGTTCCAATTAAAAAACTCAGAGGCTTAATCGAAGAATCTTCTAAAGGAAGTATAAGGCTAGAAGTCATAGCTGACGATACCTATTTTGTACCATGGGAAAGCGACTTTGAAGTTGAAACTTCTAAGAAAGTAACTGTAGAGGTAAAGAGCCAGACTCAAAAACCAAAAATAGTAGAATCTACTGGTCCAAAAGTACAAGTTACTGGGATAAAAGAAGAAAAAATAACTATATCTGAAAAGCAACACGTTATTAACATATTAAAATTATTAGTAAAAGAAGAAATAAATTTAAACAATCTTTCATTTAAGAAAAACAAGCTTAATAAGATTATTGCAGAATATGTTGGAAGCAATCCTATAGAAAAGACAGGAGAGGTTATTGATACAGTAGTAAAAGTTCTAGCAAAAAGAAAGTAAGGGGTTATAGATGGCTGGTTCAAACGACTTTACAGGCCAAAATATTCAGGATACTTATCAAAGAGTATTACAATTATCATCTAGCGGTCAGCTAGCAGACGGGACAGGTTCACTTGTTCCTTTACTAGACGTTACTGCCTCTTTTGCAGTATCTGCCTCTCATGAGATAACTAAAGAGGTAACTTCATCGTATGCTGAGACTGCATCTGCAGCTGAGCACGACTTTAATATAGCAGGAAACTTAAACTTTGATGGCACATTACCAGAAATTACTGCAAATGGCACCTCCATGATGACCCTGCAACCATCTGCCAATCAAATAATCTCTCCATCGAGCATTCGATTAGATGACACTAAAGAGTTAAGGTTTGGTACTAATATCGATTACAAACTTAAACACAATGCAAGTGAAACACTTACCATCTTAGAAGGCAATAGTACAAGGTTCACCTTTGGCGTTGGAGGTCACTTAACTGCGTCAAGTGGAGTCAACGTAAAACTAAATAGTGGACAGTTTGTATCAACCACTTTAGGAGCAAATTTAGTTCACGTTACTTCAAGCATAGTCAGCGCCAGTGAACACATACAAACAAACACACTGAAAGGCGGAGGAGACGATGTATCTTTACATGTTATAGGATCGATAACAGCATCAGGTGATATAAGCGCAAGTGGTACAATTGTAGCATCAAATTTATCAGGTATAAATACTGGTGATCAAAATTTATCACCATACTTGTTGTCTGCTAATACTGCATCATTTGTAATCAATTCTCAGACTGGGTCATTCTTAACTTCATTACCAGCTGGTCTATTATCCGGATCTGCTCAGATAGCAACAGAAATAACTGGAGCATTTTTTGCTGCAAGTTCATCATTCTCATCAAGAGTAACTACAAATGATGGTAAAGTAGGATATACAGATGCGGCAGTAAAAATAAAATTAGATACAGAAAATGTAATATCATCGTCTGCACAAATTGCTGATGTAACTTTAACAACTGCAGCCCAAACAAATATAACATCAGTAGGCGCTTTAACTGGAGGATCCATAGAATCAGGATTTGGGTCTATAAATGTTGGAGGAAATTCTATAACCACAACAGGAACAGTAACAGCAGGACCTATAGTTGCAACTTCTGATATTTCAACACTCTCCTTTATATCGGCCTCTGGTGATATAGGTTCAAGTGGAACGGTTGTAGGAGTTACTGGTTCATTTGGAAGAGGTAATTTTGATGATGTTTTATTAGCCCAGAACATTATAAAATTAAATACCAATAATAATTTTCTTCAAGGTAAAGAAACAGGAGGAACTTCTAGAAATATTTTAGGAATAAATTCTAGTGATGTAATACAAGTAGCCAATGCTAATCTCAAAACAGATATAAAAGGTACAAATATATTTTTAGATGCTCCGGTAACAGCTTCGACCCATATATCAGCATCAGGTGATATATATGGTCAAACTATATACGGATTACAGTTTGAACAATTTTCATCTAATTTTACATTTAATTTTGATGGAACTAACACTGATACAGTATTCATGCCTATATCTGATCAATCTACAGCAGAACATGCATCTTCAGCAACAAATATAAATGTTAGTAGAACAAGTATAGTTAAAGGTCGACCCATAAAAACAACAATGAGATCTACTTCTAATACAGGAACCAAAGATATTCAAGTAACATGCAGCGTCTTTTACAATGAAATCGGCTTAGGATCTGCAGGGGCAGGACCTGGAGACATTAATGCTGGTCAAAAACGCCTTGTGACAGCACAAACATTGGTACCAGCCCTTAATCATCGAGCGGTCGAACTAGATTTTACCACAGATAATACAGGTTCAGTACAAGATGTTCCGGCAGGATCAAGATTTTACATAACAATGGTTGCGAGAGGCAATGGAGACACTACTGCAGCAGATTTACCAAATACCACATTTATAGTTAGTAATTTATGGAGGTGGGATTATTCTGATCTATAATTTGGAGAACCAATAATGCCAATAATCAATACAGATACAATACGACCTGATGGTGGTCCAATTGTTATTAACGGCTACGACCCAACAAGCGCTCAAGATTTTTTATCTTCTGTAAGTGATGGTACCGACCTTACCTTTGTTACCCAAACGGCAGACAGCAACGACTTTAGAGCCTTAGAATTTGAAAATACTCCTAGTAGTGGAACTGCAAATTTTGCTGATGCAGATTCAATAGACCAAATAATCTTTAACATTAGGTGTAGGTGCTTTAGAGGTGCAATGAACATGGAAATTTCGCTACGAGACAATATCGGTTTTTATCCAACAATTAACACGTCAGTAGAAGAACTAACGTTCACTACACTACAAACGACTTTCACGACAAACACAGCGAGCGATCCAATCAACACTTCAACCATAAAAGGCTTACAGGTGTCAGTATTCACAACATCTGGCCAGGCCGGAGGTACAGGAGAGGCCTTTAGGTTGATTATTTCTGATATATTTGTAACCATTATCTCTTCAAACATTGCTCCAACACAAACAATAACGTTAGATTCAGGAGCAATAACTTTAGACAGCGGTAAAATAACAGTTCAGTAATGATATTTATATAAGATGATAAAGCTAGTAGATATATTAAATGAAGGTGTATACGATCCAGGTATATTCAAAGCAGTATTTACTGCGGGTGGACCAGGAAGCGGTAAGTCTTATGCTGCGTCTACACTATTTGGTATGCCAGAAAAAATGCCATTTGTTTCTGCACAAGGCCTAAAATCAGTTAATAGCGATAAGTACTTCGAAACATATTTACAGATGAAAGGAATAAGTCAAGACATAGCATCTCTTAACCCTGCAGAATACGAACAAGCAATGGTGTTGAGAAAAAAAAGCAAGACGGTTTCCCAAGCCGCCCTTAAAAATTATATAAATGGTAGGTTGGGATTATTGATAGATGGAACAGGAAAAGACTATGCAAAAATATCAAAACAGAAAAAGCGACTACAAGATGTAGGGTATGACTGCTTTATGGTTTTTGTAAATACCGACCTTGATGTTGCACTAGAGAGAAATCAATTAAGAGATAGAAAATTACCTTCAGAATTAGTAAAAAGCTCTTGGCAGGCAGTGCAAAATAATATGGGAAAATTTCAATCACTGTTTGGAAGAAGCAACATGTTAATTGTAGACAATAGTGAATATAAAGATTTTGAAGACGTTGTTAAAAAAGCTGCAAACAGTTTTATATCAAGAAAAATACAAAATCCAATAGCTAAAGCCTGGATTAAAAAAGAATTGGAGCTAAGAAAGAAATGAGTTTAGGTAATTGGCTAGCGGATCAGATAATATCTGAGAATACAAACATTAAAACTGTCGTGGCAATATATCCAGGTCGCTTTCAACCTATGGGAGCTCACCACGCAAAGACATTTAAGTGGCTTCAGTCAAAGTTTAAAGACGCTTATGTTGGAACAAGCGACAAGGTAGATTTACCAAAATCACCTTTTTCCTTTGCTGAAAAGAAAAAAATAATAAACTCACACGGAATAAAAAACGTAGTAAAGATAAAAAATCCATACAAGGCTGAAGAGATACTAAAAAAATATGACCCTAAAACAACAGCCGCTGTTTTTATGGTTGGTAAAAAAGATGCCGATAGACTAGATAAGGGTAAGTTTTTTCAGCCATGGAAAGGTAAAGCTGAGATTGGATACAAAGATGGCGCATATACTATTATTGCGCCTCATGTTAGCATGAATGTACCTGGATATGGCGAGATGAGTGGAACTGCAATTAGAAAGGCTTTAGGAGATAAACAGTTAGACAAAGCTGACAAGATAAAAGTCTTTAGGGGAATATTTGGTCACACAAAAAATTATGACCTTGTAGTAAATAAATTAGAAAAGCTTAATGAAACAATAGAAGATTTTTGTAAAAATAGTAAAATTATAGAGATAATAAAGGAGGCATCTAATACTCAACCCGGTTCCATAGATGTTGATGATGGACCAAGATATTTTTATGGAACACAACGGTCTTATAGGTTTGATAATAAAAAATTAGCTCAAAAAATGGGAATGGAGGTATTAGATTATATAGCCGGAGAAGAGGAATTTTTTCAACACGATACAGCATTTAAGAAAGACTTTACAGGAGGACCAACAGGAGCAGTGTCTTATTTTCCAGTTGGCATACCTGCTACAGGAGAAAAAGGAGTTGTTGCAGGAACAAATTACTTACAAGACAAAAAAGGGCGAGATGCATATAATAGATGGAGCAAATGGTCAAGATATATTGCCCAAGCAGCAGGATATGAATTTTTAAGTTTTCTAGGGGCTGAAGTATCATCTATGCAATCCAAAGAAGAACCTGTAAAAATGGACAAAGAAGAAAAGAAGCTACAAAAAATGTTAGACAAACAGAAAAAAAACAACATACATGCCCAAGAGCCAACTACTATTAAACCTACATCAATTCATACTGTTAAAGAAAGTCTAGGTCAATGGCTAGCCAATCAAATATTACTAGTTGAAGGCGGAGCTTATGGTCACATGTCACATCCGTTTGATGATAAGGGTCTTACATTTGGAGACTTTAAAAACATAATTGATTTAGCACTACAGGGTAATTTAGATCTAGAACAAGCAGCAACTGAAAAAACAGATGGTCAAAATTTGTTTGTTAGTTGGAACAACAAAATGCTGGCGGCTAGAAATACTGGAGACCTAAAACGTGGTGGTATGGACTATAAAGCAGTTGCCGCAAAATTTAAGGGTAGAGGTAATATAGAAAAAGCCTTTACTTTTGCTATGAAAGATTTGGAAAAGGCCATAGGCAGTCTTACGCCAAAGCAACAAGATAAAATATTTAACAAGGGTAACAACTGGGTAAATATGGAAATCATGTTTCCAGCTTCTGCTAATGTAATTACATATGACGCACCATATCTACAGTTTCACAATGTACTACAATACAAAGATGGAAAGGCAATAGGTGCAGTAAAAGATGGAGCAAGAATACTTGCAGGTATGATAGCTCAAGTTAATCAAAATGTACAAAAGAATTTTTCTATTATTGGTCCTAAAGTTCTTAAGATGAAACCACACCAAGACTATTCAGCTAAAAAGCCTTATTTTATGAATAAACTAAATAAGTTAATGAAGAAATACAATATGAAAGACACTTCCACATTTGCAGAATATCACCAAGCATGGTGGGAAGATTTTGTATCTAAAAAAATAGGTAATGTAGATAATACAATTAAAATGGGATTGGTTAAACGTTGGGCATTTTTTGATAAGTCTTTCAGATTAGATAAAAAGAACATAGAAAACGAAGATACCCTTAAAAAAGCAAAAGAATTTGATAAAATGAAACATGCAGATCAAGTAAAGAAAAACATGTTGCCATTTGAAACACTATTTTTTGAATTAGGGGCAGAGGTTCTTAAAAATGTAGAAGGCTTCTTAGCTGCAAATCCCGATAAAGCAATTCAAAATGTAAGAAAGCAGGTTGCTAAAGCTATTAGTGATGTTAGAAAAGGCGGAGACCTTAAGAAATTAAATAGAATGACTCAACAACTAAAAAAGATAGCTGCAATTGGAGGTTTTAAGACTATTATTCCTAGTGAAGGTCTAGTTTTTATATATAAAGGAAACACGTATAAGTTAACAGGAGCATTTGCACCAGTCAATCAAATTGCTGGTATGATGACGTTTTAAGGAGAACAGGTTATGAAAAAATTTATTCCAGAACATAAAGTTCAACGAATGAGGAATTTAGCTACAAAGAAATTTGGCGATAAAACAAAAATACAAATAGGATACGGTAAAAATACAGGAGACTACAAAGAAGGAGATGTTTGGGAGGAAGGTGGTAAAACTTGGACAATAAAAAATGGAATTACTCAGTCCGTCACTAAACTAGATAAAGCTAGAAATAGCGCAATCATGCCTTTATTTTGTAATTGTGCTGAAAAAACATACATGAGAGGAACTCTTGATAAACTATTCTGGAAATTGTATGGGGAATGTTCTAAGTGTAGACTAAGTTTAGAAGGCAAACTTAAAAGAAATGGAAAGTGGAAAAAATATCAACAAGATATTGTATCTGGAAACGTCTCTGATTGGGTAAATGACCTTGAATTAGTAGCAAAAGACTTTATTGAACAAACAAATAGATCAGGGTTTATTACTGAAGCAGGCAAAGTAGAAGATTGGTCTAAGCAAAACAAAAAAGAGATAAAGCAGACAGTTGATAAGAATGTTGAAAAAATAAAGAAAGATTTAACTTCTCAACTAGAAAAGTTAAATAACAAAGAATAACACTATATTTATTATCAGATTATATTGTTTAGGGAACAGATGGCTAGATTAACAAATACAGACTTACATAACGAAATTAAGCTTGTCAAACAAGACCTTTCTCACGTTAAAGAGGGCGTATCTTCAATGCAAGAAGATATTACAATGATAAAGAAAAAACTACTTAATCCAGATGATGGAGCAGTGGCTAGGGTAAATAAAAATACTGACTTTAGAAAGGGAGCGCAGAGAACCCTTTGGTCAATATGGATTGCTCTCATAGGTATAATTACTAAAATGATTTTTTGGGACTAAGCATGAATATAGAAAGATTCAAAGAGATACTTAAAGAAGAGGTAGAAGCTGCAATCAATGAGGCTTCAATAACTAGAAGATTTTCAAAAGCCGTTGAAGCATACAGAACAATACAGTTAAAACAACAAGACTTAAGAAAAAAGTTTGTTGGTGAAAAAGACCCAAAAAAGAAAGAGGCCCTAAAACAAGCTTTAATTGACCTACATAAAAAAGTACAAAAGGCAGAATCTGATTTTAATGCTGCCCTAAGAATAGAGCCAGTAGATTTAGATGAAGATAAGAATGAAGGATTCGCATCAGATGCTCAACGAAGAGCTGCATTTGCTAGAGGATACAAGGCAAAGGGTAAAAAAGGCAAAAAGAAAAAGAATGAATCAATAAATGAAGTCAAGCCTACTGCTGGTCCAATTGATACACTAGCAAACGACATAGGCGGAAAAGTTTATATGGCAACTGGCGGCGGAACAGCTGAAGCCCAATCAACAAATAAAACTTGGGATGATGGGGTACCAGTACTAAAATATATTGCAAGAGCAAAAAAGCAAAGAGTCAAACTACCTAAAAAATTTAGAGTGGTTGTAGACGAAAAATATGGATGGTTCTATTACTTTGATAAAGGTAAATGGTACGGTATAGATAAAGACAAATACAGTACACCTCCATTTGAATATTAAAAACGGAGAATAGTTATGAGTATATTAGGAAATTTATTTTCAGGTGGCGCGGGCGAACTAGTTAAAAATGTAGGTGGTGTAATAGATAACCTACACACTTCTAAGGAAGAAAAACTAGAAGCAGAGCAAAAAATTAAAGAACTTATTGCTCAATATGAAATTGAGATGGAAAAGAATATTACTGATCGCTGGAAAGCAGATATGAACAGTGATTCTTGGTTATCTAAAAACGTAAGACCTTTAGTACTTATATTTTTAGTAGTATGTACTGTTCTTATGATATTCATAGATGCAGGTACAATTGCATTTGAGGTTGAAGAGAAATGGACAGACCTTTTACAACTAGTTCTTATTACAGTAATTGGTGCTTATTTTGGTGGTCGATCTTTTGAAAAGAGAAAGAAATAGCTTACTAAAATTGTCTTGAAAATATATTTATATATATGAAGAAGACTAAGTCTCTTAAACATATAATTAAGGATGAGTATGTAAAGTGTGCACAAGACCCGGTGTACTTTATGAAAAAGTACTGTCAGATTCAGCATCCAACAAGGGGAAGAATTCCATTTAATCTATATAAGTTTCAAGAGAGATCCCTAGAACAATTTCAACACAACGACTATAATATAATACTTAAGTCTAGACAGCTAGGTATATCTACAATATCTGCTGGATATTCCCTATGGATGATGCTTTTTCAAGAAGATAAAAATGTTCTTGTAATTGCAACAAAACAAGAGGTTGCAAAAAACCTAGTAACTAAAGTTAGAGAAATGCATAATTATTTACCGAGCTGGTTAAAAGGTACTACGGTTGAAGATAATAAACTCTCACTAAGGTTTAAGAATGGCTCACAAATCAAGGCAGTTTCTAGCTCTGGCGATGCTGGTAGATCTGAAGCCTTATCACTACTAATAATAGACGAAGCAGCGTTTATTAAAGGCATAGAAGAAATATGGGCGTCCTCTCAACAAACACTTGCAACTGGAGGTAAGGCAATAATTCTTTCTACTCCAAATGGAATAGGTAACTTTTTCCATAAAACGTGGGTAAAAGCAGAAGAAGGAGCCAACACGTTCAATACTATAAGACTTCACTGGTCAGTTCATCCAGAAAGAGATAAGAAATGGCGAGAAGACCAAGACGAATTATTAGGACCAAAATTAGCGGCTCAAGAATGTGATTGTGACTTCATATCTTCTGGTAATAGTGTCGTAGACGGAACCCTATTGGAGTGGTACAAAGATACTTATCAACAAGAGCCGAAAGAGAAGAGAGGTTTTGATGGAAACTATTGGATATGGGAAGCTTGTGATTATAGTAAAGACTACATGGTAGTAGCCGATGTTGCTAGAGGAGATGGTAGTGATTACTCTACTTTTCACGTATTAGACGTAGAAAACGTATCACAGGTGGCGGAATATAGAGGACAACTTACGCCTAAAGATTTTGGTAACATGTTAGTAGGAGTTGCTACAGAATATAATGATGCCTTACTGGTTATTGAAAATGCCAGTGTAGGATTTGGTGCGATACAGAGCGCAATAGATAGAAATTACAAGAACTTATATTATACATATAAACAAGACGGCGTCACAGACGCTACAACACAGTTAACTAAAGGTTATGATTTAAAAGATAAGTCACAAATGACGCCAGGTTTTACAACATCAGCTAAAACAAGGCCACTTTTAATCTCTAAACTTGATATTTATTTAAGAGAAAAAGCGTGTACAATCAGGTCAAATAGATTGTTACAAGAGCTAAGAGTTTTTGTTTGGAATGGAAGTAAAGCGGAGGCTCAAAGAGGATACAATGATGACCTGGTAATGGCTTTTTCTATTGGAATGTGGGTACGCGATACTGCCCTAAAACTTAAACAACAAGGAATAGAGCTAGATAAGCTGGCACTTAACAAAATAGGAAAATCAGCTGGTGGAATATACACCAACACAGGATTAAATGCAAACCCTTGGAAACAGCAGTTAGGCGGTGGAAAAGACGAAGATTTAACTTGGCTAATTAAATAGGTTATACAGAGGAATATTATGGCAGATAAAACATTTTTTGGAAGACTGAAAAAGGCATTTTCTACTTCAACAATAGTTAGAAAGATAGGAGATAATCAATTAAAGGTTGTCGATCCATCTAGACTTCAATCAAAGGGAAACTTAGCTTCTAATTCACTGATTGATAGATTCAACAGAATTCATATGAGTAGAGGAAGGGATAGCTCTTACAACCCTTCTAATGCATTTGCCCAGCTAAGGTTAGAACTATTTAGTGAATACGAATCAATGGACACAGATTCTATTATTTCTTCTGCCCTAGACATATATTCGGACGAGTCAACTATAAAAAACGAGTTTGGCGATGTGTTAAAAATAAATTCTGAAAAAGAAGAGATAAAAAAGATATTGGATAACTTATTTTATGACGTATTGAATATCGAGTTTAACCTATGGCCATGGATCAGGAACATGGTTAAATATGGAGACTTTTACTTAAAAATGAATATATTAGAAAAAGTAGGAGTAGTAAATGTAGAGCCCGTTTCTGTTTATGAAATGATTAGAGAAGAAGGAACAGATCCAGCAAAACCTGAATATGTTAGATTTTTACACGATCCATCATTTGGCGGAGCAACATCAAATTATCATAAACCAGCAGGGGCAAAAACATATTTTGAAAATTACGAGGTAGCACACTTTAGAATGTTATCAGATACAAACTTTTTACCATACGGAAAGTCAATGCTAGAAGGAGCTAGAAAAACTTGGAAACAATTAACTCTTATGGAAGATGCAATGATGATACACAGAATTATGAGGGCCCCTTCAAAAAGAGTATTTAATATAGATATTGGTAACATTCCTCCAAATGAAGTAGATTCATACATGCAGCAAGTTATCAATAGAATGAAAAAAGTACCGTATGTTGACCAAACTACCGGCGATTACAATCTTAAATTTAATTTACAAAACATGTTAGAGGATTTCTATCTTCCAACTAGAGGTGGAAACAGTGGTACTAGAATAGAAGACTTAGGTGGATTAGAGTGGACTGGTACAGACGATATAGAGTATCTAAGAAATAGAATGTTGGCTGCTTTAAGAATGCCAAAAGCATTTATTGGATATGAAGAAGGAGTTGATGGTAAAGCAACACTAGCAGCGATGGATGTTCGTTTTGCAAGAACAATAGAAAGAATACAGAGGATAGCTGTCTCAGAGCTTACAAAAATAGCACTGGTCCACCTATACTCTCAAGGGTATAAGGACGAAGATTTAGTAGATTTCAGTTTAGAATTAACAAATCCTTCTACAATATACGAGCAAGAAAAGATAGAACTTTGGTCATCTAAAAATAGACTGGCAGACGACTTGAAAAACGGGCAAATGGTATCTGAAGACTGGATATACGACAAGATATTTGGTATGAGTAAAGATGAAGTAGATCTAGAAAGAGATAAGGTTGTCGAAGACGTTATTCAAAAATTCAGAAGAGATATGATTGAACGTGAAGGAAAAGACCCAGCCAAACAACCAACTGTTGCAGAAGAGGCAAAAAAGAAAAATAAGAGAGATAGGTTACGTGCGGCTGGAGATACTAGAAAGACAAGAGGTGGGTCTGATGACGCAGATGTAGGTAGACCGGTAGAAGGAGACTACTACGGAACAGACAATGGAGCCAGAGGAAGAGATCCATTAGGCAAAGAAAAGCTTAAAAGAGACGTAAAAAATAGAGATAGAAATAGAAGGCCAAACTTTAAAGGAGGAAGTCCTTTAGCTAGAGAAATTGCAAGTTCTATGAATCTATTTGATAAAGATAAAAAAATATTGAAAGAGGAATCGAACATGCTAGACGAGTCTAATTTAATAGACAAGGACTTAACATAACGAGGTTTTTAATATATTTATATATGAATATAAGTATGTACTGAGAAAGGAGAACTTTTTGTGGCTAAAAATATAAAACACTCAAAAATAAAAAATACTGGAGTGATGTTTGAACTATTAGTTAGGCAGATAACGTCAGATACCTTAAATGGAATGGAAAAATCTCCAGCACTTAAAATTGTGAAGGAATATTTTAAGCGTGGAAAAACCCTAAAAAAAGAGTTAGATTTATACAATTCTTTACTAAAAGAAAAATTTGCTAATGAATCAAAGGCAGAAAGATTTTTAGATATGGTATTGGCTGAGAGGTCAAAACTTTCATCGTCAACATTAAGAAGACAGAAATATAATTTAATAAAAGAGATAGGCAGAAGCTATTCACTGGAAACTTTTTTTAAGACAAAGATAGGAAACTATAAACTTAATGCTTCTATTTACCAATTGTTTGAAAATACTTCTTCGAAAGATGTAAAAAATCCTAGAATGATATTAAACTCTAGAGAAACTATAGTTGAGCACGTAACAGCAGCTTCACCAAAAACAACTCAAGAAAGAATGATTAAAGAATATTCTAAACAAGACAAATCTATGAGATTGTTAAGCTATAAAGTTTTGTTAGAAAAGTTTAATGAAAAGTATGGAAAAGAATTAAATGCAGGCCAAAAGCTCCTACTTAAAAAATATATTAGTGGCCAAACAGATAAGCTAGTAGAACACTTAAATTCTGAAGCATTAAAGAGTAGAAAAAAAATTACAACTTTTGCAAATAAAATTGATGATAGAATAACTTCAATTAAATTAAACGAAGTATCTAATCAATTAACAAGAATAGAGAAAGCAAACAACACAACAGATTCATATATGACAACAATGATGAATGTATACGAATTATTAGAGGAGTTGAAAAATGTCAATTAGTGCTAAGCTAAAAGAGATATTAGACGAAATAATGTGTGAAGACTGTGGTTGCATGGATGAAGATATAGAAGAGGCTTCAACAACTGCTGGAGTACCTGGCTATCAGACACCATACGCTTTTACCGGTGATGATGAAGAATCTAAAAAGAAAAAGGAAAAGCAGGTAACTAATAGTACTGGGTATAAGGTCGTAAAAGAAATGTATGACCAAAATTATCCAACATTTAAAAAAGATGATACTAAAAACTCTAGACAAAAAGTAAATGGTGCAATTAGAGAAATAAACAGAAGATTGTTTCAAATAGAAAGAATAATAAATAGAACAGCTAAGTTAAAGAAAGAAGCCGGTGTAACCAGTGATAAGTATTGGAAATCTACTGGTCCTAGAATGAATAAAATTGCAGAAAGACTTTTAAAGGTATCTAGAAAATTAAGAGAAATGGCGGGCTAACTATGCGAAATGAAATTACATGGCAACAATTTAGAAACGATATCAAGAATAAGACCTTTATTCATGAAGGAAAAAAGGTTACTGGTTGGGAATTGCCCATGAATAAACAAACTAGAATGTATTCTGATGCTCAAGCATCTAGAAAAATTAAAGCTACATTTGTGAATAGCGGAGTAAAAAATGTCTAAGTCATTACTAATAGATTATACGCCATTTAATGTAACCCCACAGATGATTACAGAATCTGAGCACAAAAACAATGGTAGAGTCATTGTAACAGGGTGTTTACAAAGGGCAGATGCAAAAAATCAAAACGGTAGAGTTTATCCTAGAGAAATTTTAGCAAGAGAAGTTGCAAACTACAAAAAGGTACAAATAGCTGAAAAAAGAGCTTTAGGTGAGTTAGACCACCCTGAATCCTCCGTCGTAAACTTACAAAATGTTTCTCACAACGTACTAGAAGTTTGGTGGAAAGGTGATGAGGTAATGGGAAAGGTAGAAGTACTAGGAACTCCAGCCGGAAATATACTTAAAGAATTACTAAGATCAGGTATAAAACTTGGAATTAGTAGTAGGGGATTAGGAAGCGTTGAAGAACTTAGAGAAGACCCTGGTTCAGTACAGGTAAAAGATGACTTTGAGCTAATTTGTTGGGACTTTGTTTCTAACCCATCAACTCATGGTGCGTTCATGAGCCCAACAATGAATGAGAGTGTTGACAAAACAATAGTAAAAGAAAATAAATACACTAGGATTAACGGTTTAATATCTGATATTCTTTGTGAGATGACTGGCAAATGCGCTATTCCATCCCATAAAAAGAGTCCTTGTGGATGTGGAGGTAAATAATGAGTAAAGGATTTGTAACTGACGATTTAGGAAAATTTGGACCATTTGGAAAATATAATGAGGTTGTTGTAGTAAATAATGAAACTAAAACATTCCACACTGGAGCAACTTTAGGAGCTGCAGCATTCATAATATCAGAAGCATGTACTGGTACAGTTACTCTAGCAAGAGGAGGTGTTATTGATCTTTCAAAGTTAACTGCCGGTGTACTATATGAAATAGGAATTTCATCAATTACAGTTAACAATAAAGACATATACGTACTTAAAAGATAGAGGACAACCATGAAACTAAAAAAGATATTATCAGAAAGCAAACTGGCCCCGGAACAAAAAGCTGTATTTTTAGAGGCTGTTGCAAAATTTAATGATTTCGGAAAGCACATCTATAGAGAATCAAATCTTTCAGATGTTGTTGAGTCTATCAATAAGCTTACTAGCAGTGCAGGAAACTATATTGTATCTGAGACAGAAGACTGGTTCGATAACTTAACTGTTAAAAGAGACGTTAAAGAAATAAACAATTCAGCTAAACTGTTTGAAAAAACTGCACTAGAGATTCAAGGTTTACAACAGAGACTAGAATCTTTATATGAAGACTTAGGAAATAAACTTGGTAGATACTATGAACTAGATGAAGCTTTAGATCCAGTAGGTAAAGAAGACGGCGATATCGATAATGATGGCGATAAAGATGAAACTGACAAGTATCTAATGAACAGAAGAAAAGCAATTGCAAAGGCAATGAAGAAATAGGGAATAACAATGAAAAAATCTCAATTTAGAAAACTTATTAGGGAAACTATTGCAGAGGTAATAGCTCAAAAGTCTGGTTTAATAACAGAAAAGTTTGAATCTAAAACTGCAGCAATGCTGTTTAAAAAGTTAGAAAGAAGCGATAAAGACTTTTTTCAAGGAATGGCAAATAGCTACGATATAGATTGGAGAAACGCCCCTGAATCTGCGTGGGGTAAAGGCGCTAATCCTAAATTAGTAAACTTTTTCTTTGTAAATAAACAAAAAAAGAATCCATTTGCTGGATACAACGATTGGTCGACAACTGTATACCCTGGACTTATTGGTGTAACTAGAGGAAAAGAAAAATTACACATTGTACGTAGCAGATACGACGCAATACCTAAAGCCCAAGGAGAAAAAACAGCCAAAGGCGGATTCAGAGGTAGATCAGACAGAGATGCAATGGGAGCAGGCATACAGAACCTTAATAACTATAAGAGGTTTGCAGAGGTTGCAGACGAGGTAATTACTCTTGACCTTAATCAACTCCCATCAGCAAAACAACTCAAACTAGACAGGGCTGAAGCTAAAAAAGGAGCAACTGCCTTGATAGATGCAAAAAATGTATTAGAACAAAATAGAAGAAGATACACAAAACTTCTACAGGCAAAGGTATTGGCTAAAGGACCAAATGCATTGAAAGAAATGTTAGACGAGGCTACGGCAATAGTACAAAAAACAGTTAGCTTTAATACTGATATGCTTAAAAAAGGAATGGTTAACAGGGGTTGGGATAACTTTAGTAGTGTTTCAAGTATATATAACTCCATGGTGAGCGCATACGAAAACTATGTAAGAGAGGCCGCAAGCTACAATAAGAGTTCAAAGGCACTTGGTGATATGGATGACTGGCAAAAGAGTTATGTTGCAAAAGCAGCTGGAGAGGTTAAAGGATATTTAACAAATCTAAAAAAGACAGCTGACAAAGTAATGGACAAAAAGAACTTTAGAAAGCTAGAAGGAAGATAAAAAATAAATAAATTGTAAAAAAGTGGCATATAATTTTTATATGTCATTTTTTTTGTTTATATTAAAGTAATTAAACGTTTAACTAAATAAGTAAATATGAACAGAAACAAAAACTTTAAGAAAAGACCTTTTAAAGGCAAAAGACACAGAAGAGAAGACTTCTTTTTACCAGGATGTGGATTAGGTGTAAAAGTACCTGATAGCGATCCAGGAACACTTGAAAAAGCAATGAAGTATCTTAAACGCCAAATGAAAGATGATGGCACAATCATGAGACTAAAAGATAAGAGATACTATGAAAAACCATCAATGAGAAGAAGGAGAGAGCTTGACGCAGCAAAACGCTGGCAGTGGACTCTAGACAGAAAAGCAGAGAGAGCCGATAAAGGGCATGTATGGACTGCAATTATGAATGGTAAAGCAGGCTAATATTTACCAAAAATCACTTAAAGGGGAACATTTTTTGTTCCCTTTTTTACTTTTCGTATATTTGTATATATTTATATGTGTATAATGGTCCAAAAATACACCATCTCTTATATGGTAGTAACGGGTCTAAATTAAATTTCTATTAAGGTTCAAAATAACCTTATTTCCAAATTAAAATATTTTAGGAGAAAACAAATGGCTGAAAGCAAATTATTGCAAGAAGCGATTGCAGATGCTAAAGCGGTTAGAGAAACTGCCATTGCAAACGCTAAGCTAGCTCTAGAAGAAGCATTTACTCCAAAGCTACAATCTATGCTATCTAAAAAGATAGAAGAAGAGGCTGACGATACCAAAGATGAAGAAGAGATGAAAGAACAAACTGATTCATCTGGTATAGGTAAAGGCGACAATAAGCTAGATCAGGCATCTGGTGATGATACTGAAAAGAATGCAGAAACTGAAAAAGAAACTTCTGCATACGGATCTGAAGACCCAAACCTAAAGGTTGTTGATAAGCTTACTGAAGAAGACGAAAAAGAAGAAGGTAAGCACGACGAAGCCTATGGCGAAGACGACGACCCAGAAGAGGGAATGCATGAAGATCTAGATCTTGAAGAAATCATTAGAGAGCTTGAAGAAGAAGACGATGATAAAAAGGAAGGTCACCACGAAGCTTACCACGAAGAAGATGAAAAAGAAGAGGGTAAACATGACGAAATGATGCACAAAGAAATGTCTCACGAAGAAGGTGAAGACAAAGAAGAAGGCATGCATGACGAAATGAAAGAGGAAGATGATGACTCAAATGTTGAAATTAACATTGACGCTGATGGCGACGATGACGACGTAGACATTGACCTTGACGAAATCATCAAGTCCTTAACAGAAGAAGACGATGACAAGAAAGAAGGAGACAAACCAGAAGAGATGATGAAGAAAGAGATGGAAAAGAAAGAAGAAGAGCTTGAAGAAGCTTATGCTACTATCAGATCTCTAAAATCAACTATCAATGAGGTTAATCTTTTAAACGCAAAGTTATTGTTCTCTAACAAGTTGTTCAAATCACACAACTTAACTGAAGGACAAAAGATGAAAATCATCGAAACTCTTGATAGAGCAAACAGTACAAGAGAAGTTAAATTAGTTTACACTACTTTGGCTGAATCTTTATCTGCTGGTGCTAGCAAGAAACAAACGATTAAAGAGGGAATCGCATCTAGACCAACAAAATCTACTGCACCTGCAAAGGAAGTAATTGTTGAATCTAATCAATTCTCAAGTAGAATGAAAAAATTAGCAGGATTGCTATAATTTAAAAAATTTAGGAGACAAAAAAATGTCAAACATTTCAAACTTATTAGACGGCGCTGGAAATGCTCATAAAGAGCAATTAGCGCAAACTCGTGGTCTAGTTAGTAAGTGGGAAAAGACTGGTCTTCTTGAAGGCATCAACCAGGAATATGAAAGATCTGGTATGGCTGTACTTTTAGAAAATCAGGCGAAGCAACTAATTGATGAGGCTTCAAACACTTCTAGCGGAACTGCAAGTAAAGAACAATGGTCTGGAGTTGCTCTTCCTTTAGTACGTAGAGTATTCGGTGAAATCGCTGCAAAAGATTTTGTAAGTGTACAACCAATGAATCTACCTTCAGGACTAGTATTCTTTTTAGACTTTAAATATGGTGATAGTGCTATTGGTACATCTGAAAATGATAACACTGGTGTATTCCAAAAAGGATTCGACCTTATGGGTAACACATCTGCGTCTAACGTAGACCCAGCTGGCGGACTTTATGGCGCTGGTAAATTTGGTTACTCTTTAAAGTACGATAAAGATAATTTAACGGGTACTTATACAACAGCTTCATGGAAAGACGTTGGTTTCAACCAAGACCTTTCTGCATCTATTGCTGCAAGCGAAATCAAAAAAGCTGTATTTGCAAAGAGTGCATTTACTGGTGAAACTACTACATTAGGAATTGATACTACTGCTCTTGGTGGTGTATTTGTTTCTGGTTCAACTAACATTCACGGCCAAGCTACGTTAAGTAGCAACGAAGGAGACGATATCTCTGTTGGTACTTTAGGCGAGTACGCTGACTTTGATGGAAATAACGTTACTATATTCATCTCAGCTTCGGCTGCAGCAGGTGTTTCTGCACTTGGTGCACTTGATGTTCACTTCCCAGTTGCAACAACTCAAGACGATAGATCTGACTTCGAAATGAATGGATCACAGGTTGACTCTAACTTATCAGACCAAGATGTAGGTATTCCACAGATCGATGTTGAATTAAGAAGTGAGGCTATAATTGCTAAGACGAGAAAGTTAAAAGCTGCATGGTCGCCTGAGTTCGCTCAAGACTTAAACGCTTACCACAGTATTGATGCTGAGGCTGAATTAACTTCTATGTTATCTGAGTATATCTCAATGGAGATCGACTTAGAAATCTTAGACATGTTAATCACTGATGCTAATACTACTGACTACTGGTCAGCTGCTCTTGGTGAAGTATATGACGGTACAGGTACTTTCTTAAGTCC